TATGTGCAAATGAAGGCCAAAAATAATCTAAAGTATCATTTTTTAAATATGTTTTTGGTATACCTTGTTGATAAGCTGTTTTAGGCATTACTGACATAATACCAATAATGTATCCATGTTCTTCACAAAAATATGAACCTGAACGGCCTGATGATACTGACATACCATGACCTGCCATATTACCTTGTGGTAATCCATCTGTTTGACCCGTTGTATTTACAATTTCACTAATAATAACAGGAGATTTAACACCTGTAATATATTCAGGTCTTTGTAATCTTTTATCTGATGATCTAACACCAAAATGTGTTAAAATATTCTCAATATAACGTGTGCCACCTCTTGCATTTTTTTCTAGCCACTCTTGTAATCTAAAAGCTCTACGTAAATCGTTAATAGTAGTTGGTGCTATTTCTAAACCATCTGTTTCTGCAAACAACTGATTTGGTGCAAATGGTGGTGAAGGTAAAGCTGCATCAACAGTAATACTAGATGGTGAACCTGTTAATGTTGTTGTACTGCCTGATGTTTTAACTAAAACATCTCCACTAATTTCTCCTAAAGGAATATCTACTGCAGCACCTTTTTGTGCAAAAGGTAATGAAGCAGTAAAATAATCATGTTCCCATGCTCTCTTTTTAATAGTTAATAGTTGAGACAATTCTGCATATGTCATATAAGGTGTAACACTCCCATCATTAGGATTAAGAATATTATTAGATAATGGTGCTTGTAAATTTTGGTCACGATAAAATTCGTTCCAAATTCTTTGATAAGCAAGAAAAGGTAAAGCATTAATATTTGTATTAACACTGCCAACAGGTGGTGGTGGTACTCCCATATAATCTGCAAACTTTTTAGGATTACCTGTTACAGCTGGGTCATTTAATATTGAACTAGGTATAAATGGAATAACTGCACCACTATTAGCATCTGTAATAAACTTTTCCCAATTTTTCCATAATATACGGTTAGGAACAAAGAAATAATGCATTGATACATCCATACGATGCATTACAGGAGCAATCATAGGTGCAAATCGAATAAGTGATTCACAACCAAGTTCAAACTTATCTCCAGGTACACATTCAAGAGCCAATATGGGTGTGAGGTTACCCATATCTGCTGATAATTTCACGTCATGCGTGAGGTCAAAAACGTTTTTTTTAGGTTTTTGTAATTTAATGGAATTGAATAGATTTTTTCCCATTTTTTTGTTGTTTAATTTTTTAAAAATTAGGGGTGACTAACCCCTTTTTGTTATAGTCTAATTCCGCCGCGTGATACATAATATGTACGGCTTACTTTACGTCGTTTGCCATAACCGCCCTTTCTAGATGAGCGTCGATAGTTCCTTCTTCGCATTTTTTTGTTTTTAGTTTGTTATTAAAATATTTAAATAGTGCCTGTTCTACATACTTTTTAAGTAACTCTTTTTCGGACATGTCTGCCGTATTATAAAGTTTTATTAACCTTAATATTTGGTCTTGTGTATATAATCTCATTTTTTAAAATTTAGGTATTAATCCTTTTGCTATTCCTAATATTTTGTCTACGAAATCTTCTGGAACATCTTGATTCATTCTAAATGATTTTCTTATTTCTGAATCAATTTTCTGTTGTGTAAAATCTTCTGTTACATATTTTTTCCTAGATAATTGAGTAGCTACTTTTGTTGATTCTACAATAGCTTTTTGTACTGCTAATTTCTGTTTTGCATCTAATTCTATAAATTTATTAGAACGTATTAATCTATCAACTTCGTTTTCTAATTTAATTTTTTGTTGTCCTAAAATTGGTAATTGAGCAATTTTATTATTAGTGTCTGCTACTCTATTAGCAATTTCTTCTTTCATTGCTTGATTACGTAACTGAACTCCTTCTACTAAACCTGGCATCATACCTCTTAATCTTTCTACATCTAAATCTTTAAATTTGGTATTACTTGCTACATATAACGCATCTGCGTTTGTCTTATTAATTTGTGCTCTAATTGCATCATTAGTTAATTCTGCGTTTTTTAACTGCTGGTCTTGTAGCTTAATTTGGCTACTTTTTGCTAATACACCCTGAAAATCAGGTGCTTGAGGTGCTACATAATCTGTACTTCTTACCGGTTGTGCAGTGTTTTGTTGGTTATATATAAGATTCGGATTTAATCCTGCCTCCTTATATCTTTGCATTTGTTGTTTTGGATTGTTATAAGCGTTTTGTCTGTTCCAATCTGCTAATGCGTTTTTTCTGTTTTGACTATTTGTATATAATGTTGAGCCTGTATTGAATAGGGTTGTACCTATACTAGCCCATGCGTCTGGTGATAACGGCATAACTTTGTTTTTTTATTTTTTTTGTGACACTATTGTCGTTATTTGTTTTGTTCAGTTGTTGTGCGTCGTACCTCCTTCTTCCTCCTTCTCTTTCCAAATTTACTCTTTTAGTGTCAATAAACACTAATATATCAAGTTAATTAGTGTTTATTACTGACGCGCTACGCTTGTCTTAATAAATACGGCCATGCAAGTAAACTTGCACAGCCATATTTATTTTAATCTTTGATGTTTTCAACATCTTGTGATTCAATGTCTTGAATCTGTTCTTCAGTAAGTTTTACCTTACTTTTTTCTACTTTTTTGCTCTTTAAACGTTCTTCGATTTCGGCAAGTTCTTGACGAGCAGCTATTTCAAGTTCTTGACGCTCTGCTAAATCGAGTCTACGAGGGTCGATACCATCTCCATCTTCTCCTTCATATATTGGTTCTTTTCCTCCACCTAATGGAAGGCCATTTGCATATCTACTGAGTAATTCTCTGACTGACATTGCTTGATCAGGTATTGTTTGTGATGGCTCGTTATTAACTTCGTTATCGTTAAATTCTTTTGCGTTAAAAATATTTCTAATTTTCATAATGCGTTGTTTTTTCTTTCTAATTCTGATTCTTTATGCATTTTTTTAAATGCATGTAAATGTCTTTGAACTGTTACATTTTCTTGTTCTGTAAAACAAGAAAACTCTTTGGAATATTCCAAATCTATTTCTTCACTTATTTTAACCATGTATTCACTTATTTTAACCTTTTCTTCTTCATTATACATCTTATCCTTATAATATCTAGGCATAGCTATTTTTTTACCATTTTCTATTGGCACATACATACGTTTTTCTAAGTCCTTTTTATGCCATTTTATCATATTATCTGATAAATAATTACTACCTAAACCTTTTGACATTACACTAAATTCCTTTTTTCTATCATCATTTTGATGAATTGGAATTTTAGATTCTTTAGACATATACTTTAAGGTATAACCAATAGAGGCACCACTAACATTACCAATATAATAAGTGCCAATATTATGATTATTAAGAGCCCAAGCGCGTGCAATATGCTCTTGATTAGCATTGTAAAGAATGATATGATAATGCGGGCGCTTTTTAGTACTTCCGTATTCACCAACTGCATAATATTTAAGTTTTTCATTAGTTAATTTTCTTAATCTTTTAAAAAATTTTTGCAAATCTTTTAAATCTAACGTCATATAACCATTCTTAGTGATAGGAACATGGTCTGTATCATATGTTAAGGTTACAAAGAGAGCGGATTTACTCCGCTCTCCTTCTTTAAGTAACCTAAAAGACCAACCGCTTGTACGGCGTTTTTTACATGGGGGGCATTTTCCACATGGGAATGGTATATGTTCACCTCTTATAAGTTCTTTTTTATAAAAAGGTGTAATACACCTACTACTCATGACTAAAACATTGGTGTACCAAATTTAGGCATAGGTCTAATAGCCTTAATTTTATTAAGTACATGACAATATAATGAATCTCCTTCTGGGTCTTCTACTGCAAATATACGTTTAGTAGGGTCGCATTGTATAAATGCTCCATTTAAAGCAGGTTCGGAATTAAATATTCTACCTAAATGCCAATAATCTAATGTAGTTCTAAAATCACCTGCTACTCTTGATGGCATAAATTTATACTCAGCATAACGTGGTACATAACCAAATGTTTGTGCTGCATTTGATGTATAAGCATATACTTCTTGTGTTTCCACCGGTTGTTCGCCAATATGTGCAAATGAAGGCCAAAAATAATCTAAAGTATCATTTTTTAAATATGTTTTTGGTATACCTTGTTGATAAGCTGTTTTAGGCATTACTGACATAATACCAATAATGTATCCATGTTCTTCACAGAAATATGAACCTGAACGGCCTGATGATACTGACATACCATGACCTGCCATATTACCTTGTGGT